ATAAATCCTTTATTTGGACTCTTGACCCGTGGTGCGATAAGCGGTCGTAATGCAGAAGCTTTAGAGACTCTAGCTAATCAAGGTATCCTTCAAGTAGTCACACCCGCAGAAAAGTCATCGGGGTTTAGAAAATTCATGGGCTATGATTATTCTCCTGGAACAGGAGAATACAGATTATCACCCGAGGTAGAACAAGCTATCCAATCGTCAGGGGGAACACCTAAAGAATATTTTGAATCACAGTATCAAGAGAAGTACGGTGATGCGAGTGCCTTGGCGAAATATCTCGATCAAATTGCTTACACGACTAAAGGAGAATTCTTCCAAACAGATTTATTTGGTAATCCGACTGCTTGGTCAAAGTATGTGGATCGTTCAGGAAAGATTCGACCCGATGCATTAGAGAATTGGAAGAAGTATGGCGCTGAAGATAAACTCGGTGTATTAAAATATTTTCAAAAGAAAGATCAAGGTACCCAAGCGGGAACCACGGATCAAGGAACTGGTAGTGGGGAAGGCTATATTGGGGCCCCTATGGAAACTCAACAAACAGGGGGTGGGGGTATTTCAGATTTATCAACCAATAAGGAACCTTTCCGCTCAGACTATAGCAATAGAAGAAACTACGTTCCCGACAATCCTCTACAAGCCGCTGAAAAAGCAGGACTAGGAAGCTATGAAAGTAAAGTAGCAGAAAACGTAGCTAGAAATATTCGTACCACTGGATCAAGTGGTTATAAAAAAGGAATTGGGTTTACCAAAGGAAGATAACTTCCGTGATCATTGATTTAGATTTTCATCGCAGACAGAAATTAGCAGAAGAGAGAGAAGGACTGGTTCCTGAAGTTCATATTATATTTGATGTGATGCAAGACACGAATGATTACTTTGGTTTACATCCTGACGCGGTTATTTATTCGGATTCCAAGAATCTGGTGGATATGATTGAAACCAGTAAACATCATAAATTAAAATTCTGTCACATGATGCGTGATTACTTCGACCACTTTGCAAAACAAATTGAAGATGGCAACAAGAAGATACAGTTCGTGATGAACTACATACAAGAATGAACCAAGTAGCAAGCAACACGGATCTCGAAACTCTTCAACGAGAAGAACTCGAACAACAACTCATCACAGAGCGATTAAAGTTCTTAGAGAGTTGTGAGAAAAAATTTATTCCTTTTGTCAAACATGTTTGGCCCGAGTTTATCGATGGTTCTCATCATCGTAAAATTGCAGAGATGTTTGAGAAGATAGCCACAGGCGAAATAAAACGATTGATTGTTAACATGCCCCCTCGTCATACAAAATCAGAATTTGCATCATATCTGTTTCCTGCATGGATGATTGGTAGAAATCCTAAACTTAAAATAATTCAAACTTCTCACAACTCGGAACTCGCTACACGCTTCGGTCGTAAGATGAAAAACTTAGTCGATGATCCTTTATTCCAACAAGTCTTTTATGATGTCCAGATTGCCACTGACTCGAAAGCTTCGGGTCGATGGGAAACCAATCACGGGGGAGAATATTACGCAGCGGGTGTAGGTGGAGCGATTACAGGTCGTGGTGCGGATTTATTGATTATTGATGATCCCCATACAGAACAAGATGTCATGAGTTCGACTGCCATGGACAATGCGTATGAATGGTATACCTCAGGTCCTCGTCAGCGTTTACAACCCGGTGGTGCGATTGTGGTGGTGATGACGAGGTGGTCAGAGAAAGATTTGACAGGTCAGTTAGTCAGAGCTCAAGCAAAAAGTGATCGAGGGGATAAATGGGAAGTTATCGAGTTTCCTGCTATCTTACCCAGTGGTAATCCTGTTTGGCCCGAGTATTGGAAAGCAGAAGAATTATTAAAAGTGAAAGCAGCCATTAGTGAAAGTAAATGGCAAGCTCAATATCAACAGAATCCTACTTCAGAAGAAACGGCTATTTTAAAAAGAGAGTGGTGGAAAGAATGGAAAAAACCTCTTCCTACATTACTTCATAAAATACAATCCTATGACACTGCTTATTCCCAAAAAGAAACAGCTGACTATTCGGCTATTACAACATGGGGTGTGTTCCAACATGAAGGGATGCTAGGCACAGGAGTCTTGCTTCTCGATGCTTTAAAAGGAAGATGGGATTTTCCTGAATTGAAAAAAGTTGCTTTAAATCAATATAAGTACTGGGATCCTGATACAGTTATCATTGAACAAAAAGCATCGGGAGCTCCTTTGACACAAGAATTAAATAGGCTAGGAATACCCATATCTAACTTTACACCTAGTAGAGGGAATGATAAGTTGTCAAGAGTTAACGCAATTGCACCGATCTTTGAGTCGGGTAAAGTATTTTATGTGGATAAAGAATGGTCGCAAGAGTTAATTGAAGAATGCGCAGCGTTCCCGTTTGGTGAACACGATGACTATGTGGATAGCACGACACAGGCATTGATGCGTTACCGTGCGGGTAACTTTGTTGATCTCGAGGATGATTATCGAGATGATAGCAGAGTATATAGGAATTATGAGTATTATAACTGATGGCTGAAGATGATTTAAGAATAGGTTCTAATTTACAGAAGTTTATAAGAAAACTAATTGGAATTAAACCCTCTCAGGTTAATCCATTTACAATAAAAGATTTATTTGAGGAAGAACAGAAGCTTGATTACTCAACACAGGCTGGATTAACAGATGAACCTGTGGGAAAGCTAAGAGAAAAAACAACAGGCACTAAAATTAATAAAACAGGTAAAACTTACTTAGGAGTTGCTAATACTAAAGAGGCAGTTAAAATTGCAAAAAAGTATGGTTTCAAACCAGGTGATTTTTTAACACCAGAAATTATTGCTAAGTATCCTGAATTAGAAAAAGCTATACAAGGTAGTCGATCTTATATTGAAGCAGGTTTACCTGCTGGATCTTTCTTACCTGATCCATTACCAGGAGAGGAATTGACTGACTATTATGAAAGAGTTAAAAAAACTTATTTACCTAAAGCACAAAACGTAATTGCTTTACAAGATCAAGTAGTTAAAAATTACAAAGAAAAATATAAACCTTATTCCGATGTAACAAAAACAGTAGAATACCAACAAAGTGGTGCTTTAAATTTTGATCCTGATGCAGAAAAAAGCACAGGATTAAAAATTCCTGATAAAGAAAATTTAGGTATTAGAGCAGAAGTTACAAAAGCATTAGAAAAAAATGAAGGTTATATAACAAAAGATTTTAATAAATCCCTTGATAAGGCTATTGCAGATTACGTAGATAAAGTTAAACAAGATGATTTTGACAAATTTGCAGTTGATTTAATGGGTGAAGTAGATCCTGACACAAAAAAACCATACACTCCCTATAAAATTAAAAAAATGTTAAGTGATAGAGCTACTTTTATTTCTGCAAAATATTGGAATAAAAAATTAACAAAAGAAATAGTGGATGAAGTTATGACTGATTTGATGGGGAGACAAGGTAGTTATAACGTAGGTAAGTTAGCGGAAGAGTCCGTTAATAAAATTGCACCTAAAAAAATTGCTAAGTTTACAGCAGCTCTTATGAGTATTATTGGTTCGGGAAAAGCTTCTACACTTCTATCAGGAGGAACAAAATTAGCCTTTCCTGGAATTGGTGTTGGTTTAGAGATTGCAACTATACCTGATTTAGAAGCAAGTACTTTTTATCCTGAAGATGAAAAAGCAGCAGCCGATAAAGAAAGACTGGGTATTGAATCAATTTATGGAACCTTTGGAAATAAACTTTCTCCAAACAGTTATTATAATTTATTAGTAGACATAGCTAAAAAAAATTTCTCAGACCCTTTAGACGCTGCTAATTATGTAAAACAAAATTTATCTGGTATAATGCCCATTAATAATAAAAAATGAAAAAAGTAGTCGTAAAAAAGAAAAAGCCCGTTAGAATAGTTAGACCACGTGGATTTGAATTAATGAAACCAAACAAAAGACCAAAGACAAGGATGTATGATGGCAGTTGATAAGAGAGTAACAACCGATATAAATTATAACGAAGATAAAATTGAAATTGAAGGTGATCCACTAGAGATTATTCAACCAGGATCCGAAGAAGTTATTACAGAATTTGTAGAAGATGATATGGGTAATATGCAACCCATGACAGAACAGCCACTAGGCGAAGAAGATTTTAATTCTAATTTAGCAGAATATTTAACTGATGAAGATTTAGATAATATCTCTATTGATCTAATGTCCTCTATTGAAGATGACAAAACTTCTAGAGAAGATTGGGAAACACAATATACAAAAGGTTTAGATCTTTTAGGATTTAAATATGAAGAGCGTACAAGACCATTTAGAGGGGCCTCTTCTGTAACACATCCTGTACTCTCCGAAGCAGCCGTACAGTTTCAATCCCAAGCTTACAAAGAATTATTACCTGCTAATGGTCCTGTTAAGACAGCAATCATTGGTGCATCTAATGAACAGTTAGAAGAACAAGCACAACGTGTTCAAGATTATATGAATTATCAAATTACTTATGTGATGAAAGATTATGAAACAGAAACTGACCAGATGTTATTTTATTTACCTTTGGCAGGTTCTGCTTTTAGAAAAGTTTTTTATGATTCAACAGAAGAAAGAGCTCGTTCTCAATTTGTACCCGCAGAAGATTTAGTTGTTACTTATGGTGCTAGTTATTTAGATGATGCAGAAAGAGTAACACACATCATCAAGATGAATGAGATTGAGTTAAAGAAAAAACAAATATTTGGTTTGTATAGGGATGTTGAAATACAACCATACAATAATGATAACCAAGTCCAAGACAAATATGATTCCATAGAAGGTACAAAATCAAGTGGCTATACATCTGATATGTATACTTTGTATGAGTGTCATTGTTATTTAGACTTACCAGGATATGAAGATGAACAAGGGCAAAAACTTCCTTATATTGTAACTATTGATGAAGGTAGCAATAAAATATTATCTATCTACAGAAATTATGAACAAGGTGATGCATTAAGAAGAAAGAAAGCTTATTTTGTTCATTACAAATTCCTTCCTGGATTAGGGTTCTATGGTTTTGGTCTTATTCATATGATAGGTGGCTTATCAAAAACAGCTACTCTCGCTTTGCGTCAGTTACTTGATGCGGGAACCCTAAGTAATTTACCTGCGGGTTTTAAAGCAAGAGGCATTCGTATTCGAGATGATGATCAACCTTTACAACCAGGAGAATTTAGAGATGTGGATGCACCGAGTGGCACGATTCAAGGATCTTTAATTAATCTT